CGGCGCAGATGTTCCGCCAGACGCGCTCGACGCTGAAGAAGCCCTCCAGCAGGAACTTGTTGGCGACGTTGGAGAGGATGCCCGCGATGCTGATGGTGCTGTTGCCGATGGAGGCCTGCACGTCGGCACCGGGACGCCCAAAGGCCGCGTCCATGACGCCGTGCCAGTCGCGGAAGGTCCGCCCCGAGTAGCCATTGGCCCACGCGGCGTGCAGGAGCAGTTCCTGCAGCCCCATCGTGCGGCCGAAGGCGCGGCTCGCTGCCTCGAGATCACGCTCGTTGCAGTGTTGCTCCGGGTTCTCCAGGCGGCCGGAGAGGATGCACGCGGCCTCGAGCACCTTTTGCGTGACCCCGGCCTGGCCGTGCGCGTGGATCGCCGGACCCGCGGGGGCCTTGGGACGGCTGGCTCGCAGCACCTCCAGCTCCGTGCGCGTGGCGTCCCACCCCTCACGAATAGCCTGCGACTCGATGGTCGCGTGCGCGCCAGCGCACAGACGGCGGATCGCCGCGATCCGGTCCGTCTCGGCGGCCATCTGGGCGCGCAGGTCACGGACGGGATCGGCGGCCTCGGCACCGTTGACGGGTGGCGTTGCAGGTGCGGGGGGCGTCGGGGGTGTGGGGGGCGTGGGCTGCGTGGGGGACGCAGCGCCGGCCTCGCCCGACGCCGCGATGCTGGCGGTCGTCCCACCATCGGCCCCGAGGTCCACGAAACTGATCTCGCCCAGGGTGGCGCGGCGGACGATGTTCAGCGGCCCCTGCACTTCGCGGCCGTTGACCGTGGCGGACTGGTTCTCGCGGAGGAACTCGAACGCCTCGACGCTCGCCCCCACCGACGCCTGCCACGGGAAGCCGTTACGCGCCGAGGCCACGACCTCCTTGGCGGCGTGCGTGTCGCGGGAGATCATGCCCGAGGCGACGAGCTTGCCGTCCTCGACGGCGACGGCGCTGGTGTGCCCAACGCCCGCGGCCGCATCGTGACCGAAGCGGATCGGGCGGGACTGCGAGGGGATCGCCAGGCCCGCCAGGTCGATGACGACCGGGTGCCGCCACCCGGCGACCTTCATCGGGCCGCCGGTGTACGCGACCATCCGGAACCTCGGGAGCGCGGTGCCGCCACCGGCCTCATTGCCCGAAGCCGCGATGAACTCGAACTCCGCCTGCGCCGTCAGCGACAGGCTCTTGTGCGCGGGCGCGTCGGCGTCGGCGGCCTTGTGGGCGCGGATCACGAGCGGATGGTCGTTGAACACGATGGTGTCAGACGGCATGGGATTCAGTCTCCTGTTCCTCGTTGCGCCTCGGCGCGGACTCCTGCTGTGCGGTCGTGGTGAGCGGGAGCCCGAGCTCGGCCATGAGCGCGAGTTCCTTGGCCCGCTGACGCAGCTCGTCCTCCCAGTCGCGCCCCTGGCGGGCGAACTCGGCGGCGAGCGTGGTGGTGTGGTTGGCCAGGCGCGTAGCCTGGGCCGTGGCTTCCTTGGCGGGGTCGACGTGCTCGACGCCGTCCCAGAACCAGGTGTGCGGCGTCGCCGCTCCGCGCACCCGCATGGACTGCGTGAGCAGACCCTCAACGAGCGCGGCTTCGTCGAGCCAGGCCCTGAGCAGGCGGTCAAGGACCGCCAGACGCAGGTGGTGCTGATCGACGCGCAGGCTCTTGAAGTACGTCTGGTGGTCGAGCCGGCCGCTGGCGTAGTTGTACCCCGAGGAGTTCCCCGCCGCGACGTTGAAGGGCATGTTCAGGCAGCGGGCGATCTCGTTCAAGATCTCGCGCTTGAACTCCGCATAGCTCGTCGTCGGCTGCTCGGCGTGGACCTGCCCGAGCTTCCAGCCGCCGGGGAGCACGGTCGCCATGCGCTTCTCGAGCTCGACCTCGTCCATCGGCTCCAGCGGATCGGCCTCGCCGTTGGCGGGGGCGTCGGTGTAGAGCACGGCGGCGAAGTCCGCGGCGGTCTCGGCGGCGGCGATCACGGCGAGCGTGTACCGCCGCAGCTGCGCGAACAGCGGCAGCGCCGGCGTGATGTCCGGGATGCCGCGCATCTGCCCCGGCCGATCGGGCCGGAAGTAGTGCAGCACGCTGCCGGCGGGAAGCGTGTCGAACGCCGCGGGATCGGGAGCACCCCCGCCCCACCCACCGCAGTCGCCGGGGTGATGGCGCAGCACGCGGTAGGCCACGGGGAGGCCGTGCTCGTCCAGCACGACGCCATCGACCTCGTTGTCGGGGACCCGCATCCCCACGCGCCACGGTGTGGCGACCTGCTCGGGCTCAATGAGCCGCAGGTCGAGCTTGACGGGCGAGTCAATGCCCGGGCTGCTGACCAGGAGCCCGAACGCCTCGCCGCTCTCGGCGCGGGCGAGCCGCATGGTGCGGAGCTTGCCGGGCAGGTCGATCGCCTCGGCCCAGGACTCGAAGAGTTCCTCGACGCGCCGGTTGGCGCTGGCATCGTCGGCCAGCATCTGCAGCCGGGGGCCGGTGCCGATGGTGTCGTTGGCGAGCGTGAGGACGATCCCCTTGGCGTAGGAGTTGTTGGCGACCTCGTAGCGGGCGCGGTTGCGGAGAACTCGCCGGACCTCGGGGCTGACCGCCGCGTTGGGCGAGAGGCCGTCGGCGTTAGCCCAGTGCCTGCGGTTGTCGGGGGTGGTCTGCGCCGAGTCGAACTTGGCGACGACCACACGACGGCCGCCGCGTGAACCGCTTCCGTGCGGTGCACGCGACGCCGTCGTGGAGGGAGAGACCGCTCGCGTCGCGCGATGGGGGGCGGCCCGGCTCATGATGTTGGCGATGGCTTTGAGCATGAGGGCGTGGTCGTCAAATGGAGCCGGGAGGAACGAGCTTGGCGAACTTGACGCCGAGGCCGGGCTTCCTCGCGGCGTCCTTGGACGCGAGGTAGCGATCGGCCTCGATCTGGTCCTTCAACGGGTGCTGCTCGACGGACTGGCCGTCCACCGACGCCTTCGCGGGCTGCGCCGCGTTGTCGCGGATGGCCTGCTCGAGGTTGGGATCTGGATCGGGCATGACTGCTCCCGTGTGCGGCGCAGCGCCGCGTTCGGGAGCCATCTACGCAATCGCTCTGAGCCGTGGCGTGCGCGCGACGCAGAATGGTCGATAGATCGACCTCACACCTGGACTTCGCGCGTCATGACCCGGCGGCCGCAGTGCCGGCACTCGCGACGACGCAGCACAATCCCGCCCGGACGGTGCTTGACGTACACGACGCGAAAGTGCTGGCACCCGCAACCGCGGCACACCAGGCCGACCTGTTGACCACTGTTCGACTCGGGCTGGCGCTTCACACGCGGCATTAGCGACGACCTCCTTGGAGCGAGGAGAGTCGCAGCCGCGGCCGCCGCTCGGCGTGTGCATCCGTCCCGAAGAGCACCGCCCCGTGCATCGACGCCGCGACGGCCGCGCCCACGAGGCAGTCGAGCCAGTGGTTGTCGAGGCCGTCGACGCGGAGTTTCCACTCATCGACCGTGCGGCCCCGACCCTCGGTCTTCACGCGGTACTCGCTGGTCAGGTGCTCGGCGATGAGCCGGTGCGGCTCCGGCTTGCTGCCGAAGAACGACAGGCAGCCGGGATCGCCCATGGGCACTGCCAGGCGGGCATCGACGAACGACTTCCAGTAGTTCGTGTCGAAGACGACGTGCCGCACGGCGCGCTTGCCGGTCACCACGGGCACGCGCCAGTTCAGGCCGCTCCGCTCGCCGCGCTTGCGCTTGTAGTCGGAGAACGGGATGCTCGATGCGCCGACATATCTCCCGTGGCTGGGCATGAGCACGCCCGCGTGCGGTGACTGCCGACAGAACTGATAGACCACGTCCGTGGACGAGCCCCAGTTCGCGTCGATCAGGCAGCGGTCGATGCGCACCATCGCGCCGTCGTCGCGCCGCCACTCTCGGGCCACCGTCGCGCCGATCAGCCGCTCCAGCCCGGCGTAGATCGCTCCTTCGACGCCGGCCCGGGGCGCAGCCGTCGCCAGTGTGCGGCGCATGTCGCGGAGCGTGAAGTACGCCGCCTTCTGATCGGGTTCGGTGCCGTAGTCGATGACGTACCCGGTGAAGTCGTCTTCCCACGCGGCGACCAGGTAGAACAGCGCCTTGCCCTGCACGTCCACGAACATCGTCAGGCGCGTGCAGCCCAGGGGCACCTGCCCGCGCTGGTGCCCGCTCACCTTCGCCGCGATCTGGTCGGCGGTGAGCAGGTCGTCCGACGCCTGCACCTCAGGCAGCGGCTCGTTCTGGTACTCCGCGAAGAACGCCGCCTCGTTCTGGAGCTTCAGGTTCATCGCGTGCTGGAGCGCCGAGAGCTCGTCGTGATTGAACCGCTCGGGCCACGCGACCATCGCACCCTCGTCCATCGCGGATCGGTGCTGCTTGTAGAACTCCGTGGCGGCCTTGATGCCCCGGTCGCTGCGCAGCCCCTCGGCCCGGATCTCCGCGTACCGCTGCCACAGCGCCTCCCGCGCCGGGAAGGCGTAGACCATCTTCGTCCGCTCGCCCTGCCACTGCGGGTGCTTGTCACGGTCCAGAATGCGGTCGGCCAGGTCGTCGGGGCGAACGACGGTGAGGGTCATCAGCCCGGCGATCTTCTTGCCTGGCCCGGCAAGCCCAAGAATCGCGCCGGCGAGGATGCGCTCGCGGTTGGCGCACTGCGACGGCGACCGGGCGCTCTCGTCGGTCTGCGGATCGTCGATGAGCACCAGCGACGGGCGGACGCTCACGCCATCGACTCGCTTGTGCTTCATGCCGCGGATGCGCCCGGTGATCCCGGCGACTCGGATGATGGACCCCGACGCCGCGGAGCCGGGGATCGTCGGCAGCACGATCTCGCGCGCGGTCCAGCCGATGTGCGTCTGCTTGCCCTGGTAGAGCTGGCCAGACGCCCGCTGATGGATGCCTTCGAGCGATCGGATCGGGTGGCAGACCTCCGGGAAGTCAGCCCCGAGAATCTCGCTGTTCTCCAGCTCGGCCTTGATCGATTCGAGCATCCCCGCCGCGTGCTCTTCATCGGAGCCGACGAGTGCCACGAACTCCCGGTGCCCGTACACGAGCGCCCAGAGGCAGGCGGTCTCGCACAGGCTGGTCTTGCCGCTGCCGCGTGGCATGGCCATCGCAAAGAGCCCGCCCTCCAGCACCGCCTGCTCGATCTTGGCGATGACGCGCAGGTGGTCGGGCGACCACGGCAAGTGGAACGTCTGCGCGAAGTAGGCGTCGCAGAAGAATCGGAAGTCACGAGCGGCCCTCTCCTTCCGCGCCGGATCGGCCACAGACGGCAGGTCGCCGATGTCGCGCCCCGAGAGCGAGAGCATGGCGTTGCGCTGCCGCGCCCGCTCCTTCATCGCCTCGTAACCCGTGAGCCCCTCGGGCTCGCGGGCCGCTTCCGCCAGCGCCTCATGCCGCGTCGTCACTAGCCACGCGACGTAGCGGAACAGATCGACCTTGCCCGCACCCCCACGATCGCCATCGGCCGCGACGCGGAACCCCGCGCGCGTGCGGTGCCGATGGAGCTGCCGCTCGCTGACGACCTCGCCCAGCGGCGTGCTGTTCAGCAGCCGCGCGAGTTCGCCGGGCCTGAGTTGGCGCGGGTCAATCGCCACCACCACCTCCAGAAGCCGCCATCTCCTTCACCAGCCATGCGGCGTAATGCACGAGGTTGATGGTGCCGTTCGCGTTCGTCGGCGCGCCGTCGTCGATGTCCGCGCGGAGCATCTCCTCGGTGACGGCCCTGCCGCCCATGCGGGAGAGAACTCGCGCGGCGTCGGCCACCGACAGCGCGCCGGGGTTCAGCCGGGACATTCCCTGTGCGGCGGGGGAGGGGCCGGAACTAGGCGCGTGTTCGGGAGTCATCCCGGACCTCCCGGCGTGGGAACTCCCGCCCGGGCGGCCCCGTGTCGGCATGTTTGCCCACAAGCCGCAGATTCTCGGCGAATCCTCGCCGAATCGCCTTGCTGTTCGCGGGAACCCACGGCTTCATGTGACACAACGCGGGCCGGAACCCCGCGACCCCCACGAAGGAGAACGCAGCGATGAACGCGACCAAGACCATTCCGAACAAGGCCGACCTCGACGCGATGATGCCCGCGCTGCGGGCGCTCGCCAACACCACGCCCTTCGGCTTCGCCAAGGTGGCGCACAGCGTGACGGCGAACCCGGACGTCAGCATCGACCTGCCCACGCCAGGCGGCAGCCCGATCTGCATCAACGCTCATGTCGCCTACGGGTCGGTGTGGGAGGTCACCGTCTCGGGCGCGTCCTTCCGACTCTGCACGCCGGACGAGGTCCGCACCACCGCGGCGGTGCTGAACATCGCCCACGCCGTCGCCGCCCTCCTCGCCTCCATCACGACCGCCCCCACGAGCCGCTGAAAGGACGCCGCCATGAGCACCAAGCGCATCGACACCACCACGAAGACCACGCTCGACCTGGCCAAGACCCTGGCCAAGGCCGGGTTCCGCATCCCCGCCATCGAGGTCCACACGCCCGACGGGCGTACCTGGAACATCGCGACGGTCCCCGCCGGACGCGGCCGCCACGCCGACGGCCACTGGGGTGCTCGCCCCGCGGCGCTCGGGGGCTTCCGCCTCTTCGAGTTCGATCACGACCGCGAGGTCCACGAAGAGCACGACGCCGTCGATGGCGACACCTGGACCGCCGACGAGTTGATCGACTACCTGCGAGCGGTCGGCCAACCGAAGGACACCACCAGTTGGGACCGCTCCAGCGGCAACCGTCCGACCACCTGAAGCCCGCGTGATGCGGGCTTCTCTGTTTACCAGAGACCACCAGCACCCCGAACCCCAAGGAGCACGACCATGACGAAGCGCACCCCCAAGACCGCACCCACCGCCGCCGAGACCTACGCCGCCCGCCGCAGCGACATCGCCCGCCTGCTCGACGTGCTGGAGATGGAGCTCGACAAGCACGACAAGCGTGCCAAGGCCGACCCGCGCAACTGGGGCCTGCCGGGCAACCTCGGCAAGGTCCGCAGCGACCTGATCGACCTGGTCGGCTTCATCAGCGGGATGGAACGCGAACGCATCGAGGAGTTCCTGCGCGACGCCGAGTGACTCCCGGCCGCGCCGCGCGGCGTCGCGGGAGACCGCGACGACCCCGCTTCCCCGCCGCAGCGTGCGGTGGGCATTCGCACCGAGAAGAAGGAGTCCGACATGGCACGCAAAGGCACGATTCTGAACATGGGCAACGTACAGCGCGAGATGAGCGCGGCGTGGAAGGCCCGCAAGGACGCGAAGGCGACCGCGACGCCCGACGACACAACCCCGCCGACGCGCGAGGAAGCCAACCGTCTCGCCGAGCGGGCGGCGGTCGCGGTCTTCGGCCCGGCGGTCCTCGACCCCGCCCCGGACGCCAGCCCCGCGATGAAGCGGGCCGTCGGCCCCGGCGGCAAGCGCATCCCCAAGCGCAAGCCCGACGCCACGTCGTCGAGCGCCGGGGCGAAGAAAGCCAAGAGCGCCAAGCCCGCGACGGAGCGGAAGGCCGCCAAGGCGACGAAGCCGAAGCCCGCGAAGTCCCCGCGCGAGAAGAAGCCCAAGCGCGTCAGCGCCCTCGACGCCGCGGCGCAGGTGCTCGCCGCAAGCGAGGTGCCGATGCGGGCCAAGGAGATGATCGCCGCGATGGAGGCCAAGGGCCTGTGGCGCTCGCCCGGCGGCAAGACCCCCGAGGCCACGCTCTACGCCGCCATCATCCGCGAGATCGCCGCCAAGGGCACGGCCGCGCGGTTCAAGAAGCACGAACGCGGGGTGTTCGTCGCGGGCAAGACCGCCTGACCAACCCCCACACGTCCTCTCCCGCCCCGGACCCGCTCCGGGGCGTTTCTGCGGTGCGGGGGCGGGGATGGCGCAAGGAACGTCTCTTTTCCTAGCGGACTGGACTAAGAACGCCAACGTTCCTAGCGTTGAGGGCAAAGAACGCCGACGTTCTCCATCATGCCACGCACCACCGGCACATACCGACCCACGACCATCGCCGGGAAACCAGTCGAGGCGTTCATCCCAGCCCAACTTCCGCCCCGCGATCCCCCGCTGGACATGTCCGGCCCCCTGGCCACGCTGCTCCAGGAGGCCCAAGCCGCCATCGAGCGGCTGAGCCTGGCGGGACAACTGGTCCCGAGCATCGACTGGTTCATCTACGGCTTCGTGCGGAAAGAAGCGCTCATCTCCTCGCAGATCGAAGGGACGCAGGCGACGCTCGAAGACGTCCTCGAGTTCGAGGCCACCAAGCGGAGCGACCGTCCCGACGACGTCGAGGAGGTCTGCAACTACGTCGCGGCGCTCACGTACGCTCGCCGCGAGATCGCCCGCGCCGGCGGCCTCCCGGTGAGTTCCCGGCTGCTGTGCGAAGCGCACAAGCGGCTGATGAAGGGCGTCCGCGGCGGGAACAAGGACCCCGGGCACCTGCGGAAGGTCCAGAACTGGATCGGCGGCCGAGGCCCGGACGCGATCCGGTTCGTACCGCCGCCGCCCGACTCTGTGGCCGATGCGATGCGCGAACTCGACCGCTGGATTCATTCGGACGACCCGCTCCACCCGCTGGTAAAGGCCGGGCTCGCCCACGTGCAGTTTGAGACGATCCACCCGTTCCTGGATGGCAACGGCCGCATCGGCAGACTGCTCATCGCGCTGCTCCTGGAGCACTGGGGGCTGCTCAGCGAGCCGCTGCTCTACATCAGCGCGGCCATCCGCCGCGAGCAGGCCGAGTACTACCAGCGTCTGGGCGCGGTGCGTACCAGCGGTGATTGGGAGGGGTGGACGGAGTTCTTCTTGCGCTGCGTGCGCAGCGCCGCGGATGACGGCGTCGCCGTGGCCACCCGGTTGTCCGCGCTCGTGAGCGAAGACCGTCAGCGGCTTGCCCGGCTCCCCAGGGCCACGCTCGGCGCGGTGCAACTCTTCGACGTGCTGCCGGAGCACCCGGTCGTCACCGGGCCGCTCGTGCAGCAACTGCTGAAGGCCAGCGCGCCGACGGCTCGGCGCTCGATCGGGGTGCTGGGCAAAGCTGGCGTGCTCGTCGAGACCACCGGCAAGCTCCGCGACCGTGCTTTCATCTACCGCCGATACGTCAAGGCCCTCACCGCTTGGGAAGGTGACAGCGCCGGCAGCACCATCGCCTCCTCGCTTGAGACGAAGCGCGCCGGGCTCAGCCAGACGCTGAAGCGAATCTCTGAGTAGACCGTTGAGGTTCACTTCGATTCCCCCGCCGCGCCGAGCCGCTCCGCCTTGCGGCCCGTGAACTTCTCCCAGCGCTGCACGATGACATCGCAGTAGAGCGCGTCGAGCTCCATGAGAAACGCCCGCCGCCCGGTCATCTCCGCGCCGATGAGCGTGCTTCCGCTCCCGCCGAAGAGGTCCAGCACGTTTTCGCCCGGGCGCGAGGAGTACTCCATCGCCCGACGCGCGAGTTCGACGGGCTTCTCCGTGAGGTGAACCATCGCGTTGGGGTTCACCTTCTTGATCGACCATGTGTCCGGCACATTGTTCGGCCCGAAGAAGCGGTGTGCCGCGCCCTCGCGCCAGCCGTAGAAGCACCACTCGTGGTTGCCCATGAAGTCCTTGCGGGTCAGGACCGGGTGCTCCTTGATCCAGATGATCGCCTGGCTGAAGTACAACTCCATCGCCTTGAGCACCGGCGGGTAGTTGGCGCAGTTGGCGTAGCCGCCCCAGATGTAGAACCCTCCGCCGGGGACGAGCACACGGGCGATGTTGCCGAACCACGCCGCGAGCAGCCGGTCGAACTCGTCGTCGGAGACGAAGTCGTTGGCCAGCGGCCGGTCCTTGGCTCGCATCTTCTTCGTGGTCGGCTGGGCCTTCTCGGGGTGCCGGGCCAGGTCCATCGACTGGTGGTGGGTGTTCTTGCGGGCCAGGCGCTCGCGGTCCTTCTTGCCGCGCTCGCTCTGCGAGCGCTCGCACTGCAGGTCCTCGCGCCGCGAGAAGGACGTGATGCCCGCGGCGATGGCGTTATTCGAGCGGGGCTCAACTTTCACGTTGTACGGCGGGTCGGTGTTCACGAGGTGGATCGGCTGGCCGTCGAGCAGTCGATCCAGGTCCGCGGGCTTGCTGCTGTCGCCGCACATCAGGCGGTGGTTGCCGAGCACCCAGATGTCGCCGGGAACGGTGGTCGCGGCGTCCGGCGGAGCGGGCACATCATCCGGGTCGGTGAGTCCCTCGTTCCCGGCGGGAGCCATGATCGCGGCGAGGTCCTCGGCGCTGAAGCCCAGGAGCGAGAGGTCGAAGTCCACGCCCTGCAGATCGGCCAGTTCGATCGGCAGGAGTTCCATGTCCCACGTCGAGAGTTCGTGGAGCTTGTTGTCCGCGATGCGGAGCGCCCGCACCTTGTCCGGGTCGAGTTCCCGCGCAACGTGCACCGGCACCTCGGCCAGGCCGAGCTTCTCCGCGGCCTTCAGCCGTGTGTGCCCGGCGATGATGACGCCGTCGCCATCGACGACGATCGGCACCCTGAACCCGAACTCCTGGATGCTCTTGGCGACCGCGTCGATCGCGTCCTCGTTCTTCCGCGGGTTCTTCTCGTATGGCTTGACCCGCCCAATGCTCCACATCTCGATCTTCATGCCTCGCTCCTTGCGGCGTTGCCGACTCCGTTCATGACCACGCCAGCGGGCCACGCGGCCCGCCGTTCTTGACGCTTCCTCATCGCTCGACCGACGTTGGCGACCAACCGCGACCACCCCCGAGTGGCCGCCACTCCGCCCACGTTCGCCCACGTCGCGTCCGGGGCCGCCGGGCGGGGAACCCCCGCCCCACCCCCGCCCGTTCGCCCACGTCCCGCCCTGCGCCAACGTGGGCGATACGCCCAGCCCCCGGCGCTGCGCTCGGACAGGCGCAACAAACTCAGTCTCCCCTTGCGGCTGTTCCCGGCGGCCTCTCCGCGCAGA